GAAAAGGCATGATAAGGATGCTGATGTCCACCATTTCCTTGGTCGAGTTTGGGTATTCACCGAGGACGAATTAAAGAATCTTATTCAAGAAATAAAGAACGCATAATATGCCAGTCGAGAAACTAGCCTTTACTGATAAAATTTCAATGTCTGTTACTACGAGAGAGTTAAAAGTGAGAAAACTAATTGCTGTTGGTGGAAGCCCTGGAACTGGTAAAACTACTTTGTTCCGTAAGTTTATGGAAGGTAAGAAGTGGATCGAATGCGAACCAGCCAAACTGATTTCCGCCATGTATAATGAGGAAATGGATCTCTATATCCTAGGCAAATATCAGGAAGGTGAGACTTTTGCAGGAACCGATCGCCTATCGATGGCAGTCCAGCCAGAGGTGCAAAAATGGATTCAAACCCATAACTGTAATGTCCTATTCGAGGGAGATCGAATCTTCAATCAGTCTTTCCTAGAGTTCGCTATGGGACTCGACCAGACCGACTTACAGGTGGTCTATCTAAAAGCACCTAAAAATGTCCTAGTACAACGCTATATCGATCGTGGTTCCGACCAGTCGGAGCAATTCCTAAGAGGTCGAGAAACTAAATATAGTAATCTACTATCAAATTTTGAGTTGATGCCCTATATCACTGAGTTTAATAATACCAACTTAGAGGAGCAGGGAAAGATTCTTGCATTTTTGGAGAAACAACTAGTCCAATAATGTAGGCATCTTTCTAGGATGTAAAATGAATTTCCTAGAAAAATCTGACTACGATTGGCTGGATCTTCTCAATTTCAATGAGAGACCCTTCAGGGCTAAACTCAACCCTTCTAAGGTCTGGAAAGACCTAGACCGATATCGCAATGATTCGGTTGGACTCGTAAACTACTGTAAAAAGTGGCGAACAAAAGTAGAATTTCGTAAAGAGAAATCTAAAGCGAAGTTCTATGAAAAATATATCGCTATTGGTGGAGAATACGATCCAGAGGATAGACAGTGTATCATTCAGATATACACTGATTACTACGACAAATTCAAATTCACAGATACTACTTGGGACAAATTTAAGTTTAAGTTCCTACAAGTCTTAATGCATGAGATGATTCATTTCATGCAGTATGATAGAAGATATGACGAGTGGAGCAATTATGTCGTTCCTTATAAAAAGATCGGTCATGTGAAGAAAGACGCAGAGAGAAGATATCTCTCTGAGTTTGATGAAATTCAAGCATATGCTCACTGCATTCTTTTAGATTATAAAATGCTTCGACCAAATGTTCCAATCAATGAACTACTTTCTAGATTCAAAACCAAAAAAGACTCCAAAACTTTCAATTATATTTTGCGTGTGTTCAATAATGATCATCGCAATAATCATGCAATTCACAAAATAATTCAACAGGTAGGCAAGTGGGACAGAAAGTACGATAGAGCGATTCGTGCTAATCGAAGACCTAAATAGTTGTATGAAAACATTTAGGGAATTTATTTTAGAGATGGCAACAGCGAATACAGTATTATCTGATATTAATGAAATCTATACTGGTTATGTTCTTGCAGGAAATAAGTGGTTTGACAGTTCTGCTAAACTACAATATGAACAGCGAGTAAAACAAGCACAACCACATGAGGTAGATGATGCTATAGGCAAATCAGTTGCTATGGCAGCAGAGTTTATTAAATGGGCTAAAGAAAATGGTTACAAACTTCCAATAAAACAAGTTTGGTGGACTGCAAGACCTGGATCGATGTCTTCTGCTTTTGGTGAACCTGTTGATCAAAGAAAAAACCCTACTGATATATTAGTTAAATTTTCAGATGGTCCATCTAAAGGTTTCCTTGGATTGTCTGCCAAAGCAACGCAAGGATCTGGAGATATTGGTTTTAAGAATCCAGGTATTGGTACAGTTGATAGAAGTTTAAATATTACATTAGCTGATGAATATAAAAATCAACTAGATCAAACAATAAAGAAATTTAATCTACCAGTTGGTGCCACGGAACGTAAATTATACATTCGTGCTAATCCAAAAGTTAAAGTAGAAACTGAAAAAATTGGTGTGCAGATTTTAGCAGCAATGCGTGATGAATTATTTGTTCGCATCAATAAAATGAATCAAAAAGAATTAATGAAGTATCTGTTATCAGATTGGATGGACGCAGAAATTCTACGACCACCATATATCAAAGTAACAGGACAAGGTAATAAACCACCATATAAAGCTACAGTGATGGATCCAGTGAAGAACGAGAAACTTGAAGCACTCGGAAAATATCCTATCACTTTAGAAAAAGTCGGTAACGAATCCATTGGAGTAAAGGCAGGGGAAAAAAAGATTATGAAGATTCGATTTAAATTCGAGTCAGAAAAGATGGCTTCCTCCGTAAAACTCTCTGGAGACCCTTGGTAATACAGGGGTTATAATCCCCTCAAATCTGTAGGGGTATTGTTGTCTTTTATTGCAACTTAGGGTATAATAATAGTAGAAAAATGAAGAGTCTAAAGAGTTTTATCGTTGAACAAAAGAATACCCATATGACCCATGTGGAAGATTTGGTATTCGATGGTGGTGTAGATGGCACACGCAAGGCTATCAATTTTCTACGTGACCTACGTGATATGCTCGCTGGTAATGCGACAAACAAAATTACCGCAACAGTAAAATGGGATGGTGCACCTGCCGTGTTTGCTGGAATCGATCCAACAGATGGCAAGTTCTTTGTAGCAAAGAAAGGTGTTTTCAATAAGAATCCCAAAGTCTATAAAACTCCAGCAGAGATTGATGCAGACACGCAAGGTGATCTTGCTGCCAAACTTAAAGTGGCACTCGCTGAGTTCAAAAAACTCGGAATCAAGTCTGGAGTTTATCAGGGTGACCTGATGTTCACTGACGACAAACAAGTCGTCACTATCGATGGAGTTAAATATGTGACATTCCATCCAAACACTATCGTGTATGCAGTTCCACTAAACAGTCCACTTGCTGCTCAAATTATGAAAGCAAAGATTGGCGTGGTATGGCATACAACATACACTGGTAGTTCCTTCGAAGAAATGAAAGCATCATTCGGGCAGTCTATTGTTTCACACATGGCAAAAGTTCCTTCTGTCTGGATGGATGATGCAAACTACAAAGATTATTCTGGCACTGCCACTTTCACTGCAGCAGAAACTATTCAGCTGACCAATATCCTATCAAACGCTGGAAAGATTTTCCAGTCAATCCCTGCAGCAACTCTAAACGCTATTAAAGATGATGAAGAGTTAAATGCTGCAGTAAATACCTATAACAACTCTAAAGTTCGTCAGGGACTACAAGTTACCAATACTCATGCTCATGTGGTTGGATTATTTAACTATATCCATGATAAGTATCAGGCAGAGATTGATAAACTAAAGACTGAAAAAGGTAAAGCAGGAAAAGACAAAAAACGTAAACGTGTTCTGAAGTTCTTCACTGACCATGACCAAACAGAAATTATTAAGATCTTTGATCTGGTAAATCTTCTTGCTGCAGCAAAACAGATGATTGTCGATAAGATGAATGAAGCAGGACACATCAATACATTCCTACGCACTACTAATGGATACAAAGTTACTGGTGTGGAAGGATTTGTGGCAATTGACCACTTAACTGGTGGTGCTGTGAAGATTGTCGATCGCCTCGAGTTTAGTAAGTCTAACTTCTCACCAGATATTATAAAAGGATGGCAACGATGAAATTATTTGCTGTAGCATTTTCTGTTCTATTAACTGGATGTTCTTTCATCCTACCAATTCCACACGATGGTGCACTGTTTGATAATCTAGTTCAGGTTAAGGTTGCCATTGATAAGACAAATTGTCAAGATAAAGATTGGAATAAATTACTTGGTAAAGTAGAGCAACTAAAGATTTATGCTTCTCTTAGAAAAGACCCACAGGCGAAAGCCATCGAAGAATTAGAGTCTGCTTTAAAGAAAGCCAATGCATCTAGTAATGAAAAGTTTTGTGAGTCAGTTCTTAAAATCAATCGTGTCCGAGTTGACACTGTAGCAGACGCATGGAGAGGAAGATGAATTTATTCAATGAATTAAGAGAAATGGCTGGACAAGAAGGTCCAGCAGGAAAGTTAGCTGCAGATCTAGTTGCTTTTAGAGAAGATTATGCTAAAGGGGATCTTTCTAGAGAAGAATACGAATTCTTGGTTAGTGAGGTCGCTTCAGTAAGAGCACAACAAGAATTGGCTTCCGATGAAGTCGCTTGTCGTTGGATTTGCGCTGCAGCGGAGGCAATGCTAAGCCTAGCGTAAGTTTCAAAAGTCCTAAATAATAGGCACTATTTTAGATTGATGGATCAAATGAAAGATTATAGACAACTAATTAAAGAGTTACCCTCTAAGACCGTAGTATTTGCGTTTGGAAGATTTAATCCTCCGACGATTGGTCACGAATTGCTTGTCAAAGCTGTCAAAAAACTGGCTCAGCAGAAGAATGCTGACCACGTAATCTACGCATCCAGATCCCAAGACTCTAAAAAGAATCCACTAACTGTGGATAAAAAGGTTAAGTATCTAAACCTTATGTTCAGAAATACTAAGTTTGCTGCGGCAAACGAACATGTTCGTACTTTCATAGAAGCAGCAAAAGAATTAAATAAGCGTTACAAGAATATCGTTATGGTTGCTGGTAGCGATCGTGTTCCAGAATTTAAAAGATTGCTAAACACCTATAATGGCAAAGAGTTTAACTTTGACACAATCGAAGTTATCTCTGCAGGAGAGAGAGATCCAGATGCTGATGATGCTTCTGGAATGTCTGCTTCTAAAATGCGTGCGCTTGCAGTGAAAGGTAATTATTCAGAATTCAAAAAGGGATTACCATCTACTGTCCGTGATATTGATGGTAAAAGATTGATGAATGATATTCGTGAGGGTATGGGACTTGAATCAATTAAAGAACAGATTGTTTTAGTAAAAGACGATCTTCGTGAAAAATACTTTCGTGGAGAGATTTTTAACGAAGGTGATATTGTAGAATCAGATGGTGAAAAGTTTACAATTGTTAAGCGTGGTTCAAATCATTTATTACTAAAAGAACAAACTGGAGCATTAGTTTCCAAATGGATTCATGATGTGCAACCAACGGAAGAAAAAGATATGAACGAAGCACTAACCGACAAGACATTAAAACCGAATGACAAACTAAAGGTCGCTCGTATTATTGCGACTATGCTTGGTGTTGAAAATGCAGAGACATCATCAAATCCTGACATGCTTATAAATCAGGCTTTACGTCGTGTGCGCACTAAATCATTGAACCCAGAAGCACTAGCAATTCTTGATAAAATGTTAAACTTGGCAACTGAACAAGGTATTCAGTATGATGCTACATTGAAGCCAACAAAATTAAAAGAAGCTGTGACACAACCAAATGGTACAGATAAGATCTCTGTCACAACTGACTCTCCAGTAGTAAATAAAAAATCAAAATATAATTTTGCCAAAGACATTCTTCGTTTTAATGACTTTAAGAAATTACAAAAAGTTCAAGAACATGAAGAACCAAATAATGATGATAAAAAAGATAATGAATCTGATCATGACTACGAACACGAGATCAATGTAATTGATCCGTCAGAGGTGGGGCATACTTTAGTTGGTGTAAACAAACAGGATAATTTGCGTCGTCGTAAAGTAAAATATCATTTAGGTGAGCAACATAAAATTCCACATATCGATATGTCAGCTTATGAAGATGAAGCTGGACATGAAAATACTGCACAACATATTGTAACTAATCCAGAGCACACAAAGAAACAAAAGAAACTAGC